GCAAGGTCTACATCTGGGACCACAAGGTGACGGGTGCTGGGGTGGGGAAGACCCGCGCACAGCAGTACGCCATGGACGGACAGTTCGCGGTCAACCGCATCGCCGGCGCGCAGATGTACGACAACTTCGGCGGGATGATTCTCAACCTCGTGCAGAGGCGATCACCCTGGACGGTGAGCCGACAGTTCGTGCCCCCCACCCCATGGCGCGACGCGCAGTTGCCGAGGCAGATTTACCGCAAGGCACACGCCCTGGCGTCGGACCTCAGCGCCACGCTGAACGGTGAGATGGGCGAGGGTGACTGGCAGATGACGCAGAGCGAGTTGCTCTGCTACCACCGCTATGGCAAGTGTGGTGCCTTCGACCTCTGCTCTTTCGGTTGAAGATCCTTCACAGATTGCCCCGGTCTGTGTTACAAAGGTGAGGCTCCGGCCTCGGCGGGGCAACACAACAACAACAACATTATTGGAGGTGACCATGGGTTCTGCCCAGGTCATGGGGCTTGTCTTTGGACAGCCCAAGCGCACAAAGACCTCGATGGTCGCCAGCGCATTCCCGAACGCCCTGTGGGTTCCGGGCGAGGGTGCGAACGCGATCATGAGCGTCTGTCAGAACGAGTGGGGGTACGAGCCCACCATCTACGACCATCCCATCCGAACGCTGGACGGACTGCTGGAACTTCTCGCCATGGTTGAGGAGCACAACCTTGCAGAGGAGTACGGCGCTGTCTGCGTGGATGGCATGACGGCACTGTGTGAGTCCAGCCTTCGCCACTGGCAAGACAACCCAAAGCTGACCAACAGCGGCAAGGTCGACAAGTTCTACCCGTACCAGCAGTTGAAAGACCGGCTGTTGCGACTGGCTGAGCGGGCTCGGCACATTGGCGTGAACGTGTTCCTCGTGGCGCATGAGCAAGCACCGGGTGCTGGCATGGACGGCTCCTTTGTTCCTGGCGGCCCGTCCCTGGGCAGCAAGGGACAGGTGGTCCGTGTCCCAGCATGGTGTGACTTCAACGCCCGTGCTGTGGTCAACAAGGACTACCCAGACCCGTGGGTCAAGACTGGTCTGTACGTTGACCCCTTCGACTCAACCTGGGTGACGGGTGACCGCAACGGCGTGGCGTATGCAACGGCTCCGCCCAACGTGCGTGAACTGCTTCGCGCCAGCGCAGTCAACTATGGCTTGTCCAGGCTCAAGGGTCTGGAGTGGCAGGACGAAGTCGCGGACGCAGTTGCTGCGCACGTAGTCGAAGGAGACCTCGACGGCGCTGTCAGCAAGGGCGCATCCATGGGGCAGAAGCTCGCAAAGAGCCCAGGCCGCCAGGGTCAGCTTCATGTTCGCTGGGCAATCCAAGACGGCATTGCTCGCGGCGTCATCCAAAAGCACCGCACCGCCAACATGTTTGATCTTCAGCCTCCTGCTCCCAAGAAGAGCAAGAAGAAGGCTGCTCCCCCTCCGTCCGAGTGACGGCTGTTCCGGCAGTGCAAACCGGATCTACAACAAACCCATCCGCAAGGATTCATCATGTCGTTCTACATTCCCGCAGATACCTGCAAGTCCGTCGGTGCTGGCAACTTGCCCCCCGGCACCGGCTACTACGCCGTTGAGATCGTTCAGTTCGAGGACCGCGGTGTCCTCGACAAGCAGGGCAACTACTCGTACTTCATCCACATGAAGTTTGATAACGGTGCCACCATCCGGCAGATTGGATCGGTGCCGTTCGACAGCGACGGTGAACTCGCTCCAGCGCTCCGCGCCATGGACGAAGACACCCGCAACAAGAAGATCGGTGGCATGGTCGCCGCGCTGAAGCGCGTGGCCATCTCCTCTGGCATCAACGAGGACTACATGGCCGAGAACGGACTGCCGACCGAGCACCTTGTTGGGCGCATTGCCTACATCGCGTACCTCGGCCGCCCCACCGACACCCCCCGTGGTGTCAAGGCCTATGGCGACGTGCAGGACTTCCTGACCAAGGACCGGTACGACAAGTTGGTTGACAGCGGCGCAGTTCCCGAGGACACCCGTCAGTTCCACTGGCGCAAGAACCAGGGCAACACTGCCGCTCAGGAACGTGGCAACAAGATGCCGCCTCCCCCCACCTCTCGGGGCAAGCTGCCTCCACCGCCCACGCGCTGAGTCTCTCTGCGCTGCCTAACCAACCGCCCCCGGCAGCCTCAACTGCCGGGGGTTTTTTGAGGAACCCATGACCAAGCAAGTCCGCCTCTTCGACCACATCCCCACCCACCTTGATCGCACGGCGCAGGTTGTTGCTGGCTCCGTGTGGATTCACCGCAACAGCAATGAGTACACCGTGCTCGACGTTGCCAACCAACATGCAGACGACCGCAAGCGCTACCCGCTAATGGTCGTCTATGTCGACAAAGAGAACCGGACCTGGGCGAAGCCCATCGGCCGCTTCCTGGCGGGCATGACCCGTGTTTCCAAATCGGCGGGCTCTGTCGAAAAACCTATCGATGGAATCGAACTGTGGGCCACGACGAGTGGAGCCGAAGTCCGTACTCGGCTGGGGCGTGTGCTTCTGGTCTGCGAATCTTGGGACGCAGGACGGACTGTCGCCAGCCGAATGAACGACTCCAAACTGGTTTGGACGCCGAGCACACCCACAACAACCGCACACGAAGCGGTGCTTCGCCGTTGCCTTCAAGTTGAGGGTGTGACCCCAGGCCGCGACCTGACGCGGTTCTGGGAGGGGCGGTTGTCTTGATTCCCAAACGCAACCTGACCAAGTCTGAGAGGCTGGTGCTGGAACTGTTCGAGATTCACGAGAAGGCCTACGGTGGACTGACCCGCAACGACCTGCAGGAGTTCACCGGCTACAGCCGCACCACCGTAGCTTCGGCACTGCTGGGGCTGAAGGTCGAGGGCTTCATCGAGGTGACCACCCACCGCCGCACCACCCAAAACTCGGGACGCCCTGCTGCAGTCTACGCGCGGAGGCAGGCATGACTGAAAGAACTGCTGAGGAGTGGGGCCGCCTTGCCGTCAGCCTGCCCGGCTGGCGGTGGATGCCGGGGATGGCGATCCTTACGGTAGGTGGGGTGATCGACCGCATCGCCGCCATCGATGAGACGTACATCCACGCATGGGCCGAATCGCAGCAGCAGGAGAACCCCCGCGGGTTGTGGCTCCGATACCGGCGCGACCGGATGGACAAGCATGGCGTGCCGTTCGCAGACGACCCCACCGGAGCGACCGCTGGGTGCTTTCTGGCGCTGCTCGGGGCGTGCGTGGTCACCGCCAACGGCCCAGATGGGGCGCGTGTCGGAATCGATCGCGGTTTCGGTGCTGGGGTATCCGGCAAAGTGTTTGGGCCTCTTGAGGAGTCCCTCGGCCGCGCCTGCATCGCCGCCGCCGAAGCCATCAGGCGGTGGCCGGGGGGTAAGGCATGAGCCGAAAGTACACACCCTGCTATGCAGTCCTGTTGGTTCCCGAGAAAGGCGACCCTCACGAACTGTTGGCGTATGGTCCATGTGGGAGCCGTCCTCCGATGGCGGTTCGCCGCACCTACCCCCGCGTCGTCCACGAGAGCAACAAGTGGGGCGACCCCACCTACAACGGGGAAAAGTGCGTAGCGTGCGATCAGCCGTGGCCTTGTGACACCCCCAGCAAAGTGGAGTCTAAAGGCCACGTTCGATGGCAGCCTGGAAATCGACACACCACGGTAGCTGATGCTCTTGTCCTCGCATGGGGCGGTAAGCCTGTACCCGAAGGGATGGAAAGGCTTGGGCGACCCCCCGCAAGGTGCGGGGTGGGATGGGTACGGGAGGTGGTTGGAGTCCACCTGGGAACGCACCCCGACGATTCAGATGCGCTCACCGACCCCGACCTCCCCGGAACCATCGTGCTGATCGACGCAAACGGAAAGGAGATCGCATGACCGCGCCCACGACCCGCACGCTGGGCCTCGACGACTGGATGACACCACCCGAGGTCTTCGACAAAGTTCATGCTCTTGCAGCATTCGACCTCGATGCCTGTGCCACCGATGAGCGCTGCTCGCGTCTTCCTCGGTTCATCAGCCCAGAAGAAGACGCGCTCATCACCACCTGGGATGGTCGTCGTGTTTGGTGCAATCCACCCTATGGTCGAGACATCAAGTACTGGATCAAACGCGCGGCGACGGCTCCGCTTCAAGATGGTTGTGACCTCGTTTGTCTGCTCATCTACGCCAACACCGAGACACGGTACTGGAGAGAGTGGGTGGTGGACTGGCCATACTCACATGCCGTGGTCTTTCTTTCGCCGCGTGTTCGCTTCCTTCGCGCCGACGGAGAAGCCTCGGCGGGGGCTCCGAAAGGTTCTGCTATCGTGGTCTACCAGCGGCATCGCCGTGGCAGCGTTCGGCCAAGGCACGCCTACTGGGACTGGAAGACCGAGCGGTTTCCATGGGACGTGCTGGCATGAAGCACGACCCGCGACACCTGGGCGCACGCTGTGACGTGTGCCCGCTCGGCCCCAGAGGCTGCTTGCGAAACGACGAACCGTGGGTTCCGACCCCACCCGAAGAGCACGGCAGCGCTGTGGTGGCGCTGCTGGAGGCTCCGTCGAAAGACGACTTCCTGAAGCACCGCCCACTCGCAGGGCTGGACGGTGGTGAATGGCGGCAAGCTCTGACTGCGTCGGGGCTCAACCGGAAGCAGATTGACCTGCACTTCTTGGTCTCGTGCATGCCACCCGACGGATGGAAGCGCATGGAGGCCAGCCTGAAGCGCAAGCGCAAGGCTGCAACGAATCGACTCCGCAAGGACGGCATGTCGATGGCAGAGGCCAAGCACGCTGCTGCGCAAGAGCTTCCGCACCCTGTGGACTGCTGTGCTCCGATGTGCCACAGCAGGCTCAACAACTACGACTACGTCTTGGCGCTGGGTGCGAGCCCGGCGCAGTCGCTGCTCGACACCAAGCGCTCGATGTCCGACCTCGACGGGGACATGCGGTCGCTGCCCGCAAGCCGCGTCTTCCGGCACGGTGCAGACTGGTCCTTCGCTGAAGACCGGGTCATCAAGATCATGCCGACCTTCAGCCCACGGCTGGTGCAACACCGACCAGCGTTGCGCCCACAGTTGCACGCAGCCGTGAGCAAAGGATTGCGGTGGTTCAACGATGCGCTGCACTGGCGGGAGCCTGAGACCCAGGAGTTCCCAACCGCTGTGGAGTTGCAGGAATGGCTCGACCATCCGGCTCCGTTCTGGGTCTTTGACTACGAGACCGACGGCATCAACACGCGAGACATCGGGGTGCGGTGCCTTGCCATCGCCACCCCTGACGTGGATGCAGACGGTCGCCCCACCCAGCCGTGGGAGATTCCGACTCAGAACGCACGGACCATTGGCATCCCATTCCGAGGCACCGACAGCCCTGGCCGCAGGTTCTACTCTTTGAGCGAAGAAGAAGCCGTCAAGGACGTGCTGCGCGAGTTCTTCGCCGACGAGACCAAGGTCAAGGTCGGACACAACGCAGGCTACTTTGATCGCATGGTCACCGAGACGTGGTTGGGTATGACACCGAAGCCCATCCACGACACGCTTTTCGATGCGCGGTTCACCCACCCTGACCTGCCGAAAGGGCTGAAGCCGACAGGCCGCAGGCTCACCGACGTGGACAAGTGGGAGACCAACGAGAGCGGCGAGAAGAACAGCGGCAGCAAGGTGCTGGACCAAGAGCGCCTCGTTTACTGCGAGATGGATACGGTAGTGAACGCTCGCATTTTTGCGCCGTTGAAGCACAGCGCAGACGCGAACGGTGCCGACCAGCCGCTGCCTGACTGGGCCAAGCCGGTGAACTGGCCGAGCGCCAGACCGTGGGACCTCCGCAACCTGGACCACGAACGCCAAGAGATGTGCGTGCAGATGCACAAGAACGGCGTCTACGTCAACCAAGCACGGGTCGCGCTGCTCACCGACAAGTTTGAGGGTGTGGCTGCGCGGCTGCGAACCGACCTTGTGGACCTCGCCAAGAGCGTGGGCTTCAAGGCGAAGAAGGCATTCAACCCTGGTTCGACCGAGCAGATTCGCGACCTGCTCTACCAGTCGTGGGACCTTGGCGTGCCGTACGGCATGGAGGCGCGGGACTTCTACACCGAGACCGGATTGCCCGGCACCGGTGACGCAGTGCTGCGGGCGCACATGGCGGACCCGACCCTGGAGGCTGACAAAAGAAAGTTCCTGCTCACTTTGCGGCAATACCGCCGGGTCAGCACCAAGGTGCTTGGTACGCAGTTGTACTCGCTCCGGCCGTTGGCTGATGGCGGCGCACTCCACCCCGACGGACGGGTGCGTTCTACCTGGAACAGTCACACCACCGCACCTGGGCGTCTGTCCAGCAGCCGACCCAACATGCAGAACCAAAGCAGCCGCAAGGACCTCGGCGGTGTCCGCTCTGTCTACTGCGCTGCCCCTGGCCATGTGCTGGTTGGGTGCGACCTCAGTTCTGCACACTTGGTCATCACGGCCAACTACTGGAAGATTCAACGTCTGTTGGACTGCTTTGACCAAGGTCTCGACCCGCACTGCTTTCTCGCGTACGACCTGTTCAAAGACGACTTCAAGAACGCAGACGGGTGGAAGAAGGGGTTCAGCCTCAAGGTCGCGCACAAGCCCAGCAAGAAGGGGCGCGCAGGTCAGATGCGGGAGTTGACCAAGACATATCGCTACGCTTCCATCTACTGGGCCTCGGCGCAGACCAAGCACAGTGTGATTCGGTCGACCGAAATGACCAAGCTGCTGGAGGACGACACCCTGAAGACCGAACTGCCCTACCTGGGCTTTGAGCTTCGGCAGGTGCAGTTCTTCGACCGGGTCTGGCACGAGGCTGAGCCCGACTGGATGGTGGCGTGGAACGACATGCTCGCTCTGTACGAGCGCCAAGGGTACATGGAGGACCCGCTCTTCAAGCGCCGCTCTGGTGGTTTGATGAACGGCAAGAAGAACGAAGTGGTCAACTTCCCCGTTCTGTCTTGCGAGTCAGCGGTCATGTCGATCGCAGAGCAGCGTGTCTTGCAATCGTTTCCGTTCGAGAAGTGGGGCCCCGGCACAGGGCTGACCGCACAGGTCCACGACTCTCTGGTGGTCGAAGTACCTGAAAACATGGCCGAATGGGCCAAAGCGGAGATGGAGAAGTGCATGACCATCACGGTGCCGGGCTGGCCTGTACCGTTCACATGCGAAGCAGATGTTGGCCTGACGTGGTCGGAAGTGTGATACACACGTGTTACAACCCCACGGCACAGCCTACTACGATGTCAACCAAAGGAGCAGCAACATGAAAGATGAAGACCTTCGGTTCTTCTTGGCGCACGACATTCGTGTGCCGGCAGAACAACTCAATGACTGGCGAGAGGCTTTGACTGAGCAGTTGAGCAACGGCTACCCCGACAAGATGGTGACCGTCGTGCTGGCTCGGGACGACTACGAAGCCAACTTCAAGGACGCTGGCGGCTGGCGCGGCTGGCCTCGGCGCGTAGCCGCCGGCACGCTGTGGGACGGGACGCCCTGTTTCCACGGCATCATTCGGCCTTCCACCTTCCCAAAGGAAGCCTACTGCGGTCGAGCCACTTTCGACTTGATGTCTGGGTTCTTGCGGGAGCGCAAACCAACGTGGTTGTGGAACCAGAACGACAGCAGCTTTCACATTGTGAGCGCGTGTGAGCGCGTTCCCGGCGACGACTACACCATGTGGGGACGGCTTGTCTCCGAGGAGCAACGATGACCAAACGCAAGATTGAGCGGGTGACGTTCAACATCAAGACGGGCGATGGCTCAAGTCGGTCGTACCGGATGGCAGAAAAGAACTTGATCGTGGGCCCGAACGGCAGCGGCAAGAGCGCTGTGCAGCAGGCTGTGGCCCTCGCCCTCACCGGTGCCGTGGACAACCTGTCTGGCCGCGCTGTCGTCTCTGACCCCAAGATGATTGCCCGCATGGGCTACCGCGGAGGAGCCGACAAGCGGCAGGTCTTCGCCGAGGTCGAACTCGACCAAGG